TGGTGGTAAGCTGTACCATTTCGTTGTTTAACCCACACTAAATCAGGTTGATGTCCAACACCTGAAATTGTTTGTGTCGAACCATTTCCTGCGTAAAGTTTATTATTAAAATAATCTGTAGATTTATTAATTGTTGTATATGCCATTATAAGTTTAATCCTTTTGTTGATAGAGCTGTGTAGCCAGTTGGTACATCATATTCAAATACTCCATTGTTTGATGCGTTAGTTCCTGCTGATGATACAGCAGTTGTTCCAAAAACTCCATTGCCAAAATTAGTAGAACTTCCAACTGCACTACTACCACTTGCATCTCCTACTGCTGGAAACATTGTTAATCCTGTTGTTGTTGGAGAAATTATACCAGTTTTTGAAGCACCTGAAGTTGGTACTCCACTATTAATCCAAGCATCTCCATTTTTTCTAACATATAAACCACCATTTACATTGTCATAAGCAAAACATATAACGTCAGATGTAGATAATGTGCCTAAAGTTATTCCTGTATCTGAATTATTTTTATAAATTTTTCCCAAATCATCAACAGATATTCCATTTGTTGCTTGGTATATCCCAGCACTTGTACTTGTTGATGGTGTATCAATAACACCTATATTACCATTTCCTGATTGTGTAGTATTATATTTAGCTTCCCAATATGCTTTCATGCCAACATTAATACCTATTGTGCTTGTGTTATAAGTATAATTCCCAGCATTAGTTACAACTGTTGTATTACCATTTGAAAAAACTGAATTAGCATAATAATTATCTAAAGGGTTCATTGTGCAAAAAACATTATCAGGACAATCTTTAGTATTAGTTAGTGTACCACCACCTAATGTAAAGTTATTAGAATTAGTTGATTCATCTGTCAAACTATTACCATTTTTAAGAATTAAAAATCCGTTTGTACCCCAAGCTACACTAGGAGTTATATCTGTTTTAATTTTCCATTGACCAGTCGTTGTATCTGTTTCTCCAAAAATTGTTGGTAGTTCTTGCGTACCATCTACAAAAGCAACATAAGACATTAAACCACTAAAATAACTTGAACTATTTAATGCACCTACTCTCATTGAATAAGAGTTTGCGTTCCATGATGTTGCAGCATTTACAGAGTAGTTTGTTCTTGTGCCATAAGATGGTTCTACTCCATTAATATATATTTTTTGTCTGTCATTAGCAGTAGATAATGTTGTGTCCCAAGAATAAACGATATGATACCAACCTGAACAATCTCTTAAAACTAAATCTGTTTGTAATTGACTAGCATAACCACTTTGATAATCAAACGCATCAATCTTATCACTTCCATTCCATAATAAAGCACCATGATTATTAGCATCACTCCAAGATGCTAAAGTTGTTTGGTTGTTTCCACTAGGTTCTTCACCACTTTTAATCCAAACAGAAATTGTACCTTTTTGAGTTGAGGTACCTGAAGTATTAGTTCTTTGTAAATATGTTGTAGCCATTAGTTAAATTGTCCTCCGCCTGTTGCTCCAAATGAGCTTGTTAATTCAAAAGGTCTTGAAGTTGATTGTCCTTGAGCATCGGTTGCAAGAAGAGTAAATTGAAAAACTTGCGCAGTTGTTGTCGGACCACCAAAGTCAGTAGTTGATATCACACCTGTAACATTATCTAAAGCACAATTTGCTAAAGATGAATTTGTTAAGACGTTAGTTGATTCAGTATAACGTATAGTATCTCCTGACGCCGCCACTGTTGCAACATTTCCTGAAAAATTACCAGCAACTGTTCCTAAAGATCCTGATGCTGTTGTCCATACTGGAGATGCTGAAGTAGATAATTGAGTTGATGATCTAACTGATTGTCCATTATTGTTTGTTACAATAATATAATAATTTGTACTATTTACTAAACCTGTCCCCGTTCCAATTGTTATTTGTGTAGAACTATTAAAAGCTACTGTTGCTGCTCTTTGAATAGATCCATCTGTAACTGATTGAAACTCAACCATTGGTGTAGATATATAATTAGTTCCTGTAATAACTACAGATGTATTAACTCCACCTTCAACGGTTGTTGGTAAAAAACTAGTTATTGTCGGAGCGGTGTCTGAACTGTCTGCTGCTGCAAATGATAAATTACCTGAGCCATCTGTCTTTAAAAAATAACCATTTGTAATAGTTTGTGGAAACGTAAGTGTGTAGTTAGCTGCTGCCGAATGTGGAGGAGCTTTTAATTTAATACCATGAGTATTTTCTTCACAGTTAAGTTTAATATAACCATCTGTTTGACCAGACGTTCCTTTGATTGTAGCTCCAGGTACACTAGAAGTAGATATTAAATTTAGTTTAGCTGTTGTAACTGAACCATCTGGTAAAGCAAATGTAGAATTAGATGCATTAAACGTAACACCAGCTGGAATTATAATAGTATTCCCTGTTGTACCTAATGTTAATGTAGAACCTGATTGTGGATCTACTTGATCTACTTCTATTTTGCTCATTATACGATTACCAATGTTCCTGTTACTGTTATTGTATTAGGGAAAGTTACTGGACCTGCTAATACAGCAGATTCAATTATAATATCTTTATTATTAATAGTTTGAGCATGAGTATATATATTTTCAGCTCCAGGTTTATTGCCTATATATATTTCATTGTAGAAATCACTCATTTATAAACTCCTAGCTTTCTGTGCTTATTGCTTTAACCACACTTGTTACTACATCTGCTGCTAATACTTCGCTTGCGCTAGCATTTAAAACATCTGTGTTATTTAAGACAAATTTAGCCCCACCTTGAACAAGTTCTACTGAACTGTTTGGTGGAATACTTAAATCTTTTGCAATATAAACAACTCCTGATCCTGTTGGAGAAATCCAAATTTTAACTGTAATTGCGTTTGTTAAAATGTTTGCAATTCTTATACCTATAATAGCATCTGATGATGTAGGCGTTGAAGTTGTATTTGTGTATAAAGCTGTAGTTGCTGTTCCTATCTGAGCTGTTGTTGATGCAAAATTTTGTGCCATAATTTTTTCCTTTTCTTGTTTATACTATAAAGCGATTGCCATTGCTACTGCAAAACCTGCGCTAGCAGCTCCTACGGGAACTCCATTTGCATCTAAATAAACTGCCTTACTTGCTGGCAATGTACAAAACACATCTTTAGTTGTTCCAGTAAAATTAATTTTAGTAGTGTTTCCTGCAGACGTATCAATAACAGTTGTTCTTTCTAAAGTAGTAGCATTAGATAAAGTTCCTAATCCTACTTCCCATTCTGCTACACCTTGATTAACAATAGCATAGTAAGTTGTATTACTAGTTCCTATTCCTGTATTAAATGTAATAAAGTTAACAGCTGCTACTCCGGCTAAAGTAATATTACCTTGACCATTTGTGTTTGTTGTTTCTTTAACTCTATCATTTAAAACTAAAGCCATAAAAATTTATTCCTATGGGTTTCCAGTTATACTTAATAAAGCTCCTGAACCTGCTCCTGTTCCACCGTCTGCTGTTGCACTCGGGAAAGTTACTGTAAAAGTTCCATTAGTAGCAGTAATATCTGCTTGAAAATCTAAAATTGCAACTAAATATTGTAAGGCTGTAGTTCCACCTGGAGCTACAAATTTATATAATACTCCACTTCTTGCTGTAAAACTTGCACTTGTCCATTGCGGGTTTGTTGCAAAATCTACTGTTGTAAAATTTCCTGTTTGAGCTACTGCTCCTTGACCACAAGTTTTTCCATTTGTTGTATATCCTGTTGCAACTGTACCAACTTGGTTACCTGTTGCTGATGTATAAGAAGTGTCGTTAACATTATAAGGTGCAGCAATTGTAAACAATGCTAAATAATATGAATCATTAACAGTTAAGTCATGTTGTCCTTTTAAAATTCCTTGCTTAAATGCGAAAGGTACTACGTTTGCCATTTTTATTTTCTCCTAATTAATTTTGTGTTCCATAAGCTGATGGTGATTTTGATTTAAGTTGTTGACGAAGTATTCCATCCTCATCTTCATCTCTGCGTCTGTAACCGATTTGTTCGGTTGCGTACGTTGTAAGGGCATTTTGATAAAGTCCTTGATAGTATTGTATCATATCTGACGGACCTTTCAAGTACCCATATGTATTTACCAGACTACCATATAAAAGCAAGTCTTGATACTTATTTGATAAATAAGTTCCATTTAAATTTGCTGGAGCTCCTATAGGATTAGTAGTGTCTGTAATGCTAAAAGGCTCTCTATTATAGGCCATTGTAATACTATAATTAGTGTCTGGCGTAGGAGCTACTACCCAAAAATTTTCATCCCAGTTTCCGTAATATTTAGGTATTCCTACTGCTGAAGTCGAAGGAGTAGAATAGTATTCTGCCATAAAACTAGGATCTCTTTGTTCTAAAAATAATTGGTTTCCACTAGAGTCGGTAAGTTGAGCATAATTAATAGATCTTAAATCATCAGGAATAGTTACATACCTGTTATTTATAATTAAATTAGATGTTGCATAATGAGCGTTTTGATCTGTAGGAACTGATCTTAAAATACCATTCTCTGAATTTTTAATAATAGTAGTTAAAATAGCATCACTTAAAACTGAAGCACCAACTTCTGTATAAGATCTAATATCTGATTGTAAATTTGCTAAAGTATATGCCATATTATAATGCTTCCACGGTTACTGGTCCTGCTGAACAATTATTAAAACCACCTACTATACCAGATGTGGTTGCGTTGTCACCACTTTGAAAATAAAAATAACTAATAGGATTAGTTAATACATCAGTAGTTGTTGCACCTGTTACAGTTCCATTTGCTGATATTTTTCCTAATTGAATTGTAAAACCTGCTGCTGAATCTATATCAGTTACTCCAGAAATAGTTGGGATAGCTGCAAAAGATTGTAAGTTTGGAGTATTTGCTCCACCTGTTCCAGCTGCTGTAACTTGTGGCGCTCCTCTTAATCTTACAATACTATTAGCTAGTCTTTGGTGATCAAGTGAATAAACATTTACATAAGTATTGCCACCAAAAATAATAACTTCAAATGGATTATTATTTAATAAAATTAATTGAGGCGTACTATCTCTTTGTACTCTTGGATTTAATAATGCTTGTGGATCTGATCCTACTGGAGCAGGTTCTAATTGAGGTTGTTTTTGTTCATATTCTGAGTAATGAACTAAAGAACCATTCCATTCTCTAACCATTTCAGTGTATGCAAATCTTAAACCAGATCTATCTGAAATAGCTAATGCTTGTTTACCTTTAGCAAAAACTCCCATTATGAGGATACCCCATCTCCATAAAAAGTTGCTGGAGAAATAAATACAGATGTGCCTTGATTATCAGCATCTAAGGCTCTTGCCATTTCTGTTTCGTAAATTCTTTCAAGTTCTGGAGTTCTTATTGGTGAATATTTCATACTTAAATAATAAGCAAGACCTGACATCATACATGGATAAAATCTATCAACAACGTCTGAAGTATTTGTATAAGAACCTGGGTTTTCAATTTGAGCCATATAATAAAAACAAAACTGAAAATTAGAAGGTGTAGATGTACTAGAAACACTTGCACTTGGTGTTGCGTATAAAAAAATACTAGGATTAATTTTTCTATCTATATAATATTGAGAAGGAGTTCCTTGTGTTAATTTATTAGGAGTAGAACTATATTGTGACCTACTAAGTTGACTCATATTAGTGTCTTGAGGATTAGTAGTTGTTGTATTATTTCTATATGTTGCTTCTAATATTTGACTTAAGTCATTTGGAAAATTTATTGAATCAGTTGCAAAACTATATTCTGCTTGACCTCTTACTAATGGGATCTGAGCATATCTTACTTTCCATAAATGAACACCTCTATTCTCCCATTCTTTAAACATAATATTAAGAGAACGTCTTGCAGATCTTAATTGATAACCTGTTCTTGTTCCTCTTATATTAGTTCTTTCAAAAGCTTCTTCTATAATATCATCAATGGCTGGATTAAATCTATTAGTTCCTGAAGTAGGAGAAACAGTTAAAGCTGTATTACCCATACCACTGTGATTAGAACAATAATAAAATAAAGTCGGAGCGCCGACAGTTTGAACAGGTCCTACAACAATTTGTGTATAAGCTGTAGCTGTTCCTGGAGTTCCTGAAGTTGTTACCCCAGTTGTATATTCAACTCCTGTTCCTGCTGTACCTCCTGGAGGAGTACCCCAAGTTCCGTTTGCTGTTGCTGAAAATCTTAATGGATGACCGGCATTACTACCAGCATCTTGATTAAATATATAAGTATTACCTTCTTGAAGTTTTATTACAGGACTAACTGTACCATTAATATAAAATTTATTTGCATTAGCACTATATTGGTTAGTACCAGTTGCAACAGTAACTGTGTAAGTAATAGTTGCCATTTAATTCCCTAAACTGGGTTGGGACCATCGTAGAATACTGTTAAAGTAGTTACAGCTCCACCTAAATTTACAATAGCTCCATCTTTAAAATATAAACCATTGTCTGGAATATACGGATCTAAAGTTTCATCTCCTGCAGTTGTATTGGACATTCCAAATTGACTAATTATAAGACCTGTTGGTGTTATAAAACTAATTAGTCCTGCAGTTCCTGAACCTGTTCCATGCATTCCTCTAATTCTAGTTGCTCCTGCAAAAATTGGTCCTTGGTTAGCTAATCCAGCTGTAGTTGCTGTGTTTCCAACACTCATTGCTGTTAAAGTAGCAGAACCTGAAATTCTGGTAACTGTTGTATATGTTAGTGCTGTAGCTACTGTATTATTATTTGGTCCTAATCTAGTTTCTGTTATAGCTACTCCGTCTAAAGTTCCTTCAATAGTAATATTAATTGCACCTAAATTATTAGCACTAGTTAATGTAACTGTTGATGCAATATTTCCTGGCATATTAACATCAGTAGATGTTCCAGTTCCTAAAATTAAATTAGATTTTAAAACAAGATTAGCTGTACCGACTGTACTTTGTGTTGCAGCTATTGAAGTAGTTACTGCAGGGTTCACTGCTTTAAAAGTTTTTGAGGCTACGTATGAATTATTTGGCATAATTTTTTTCCTTTGTTTATTTTATACTAAGGCCCCGAAGGGCCTTAGAAAAATATTTACTAGTTAGTAGGTGCGTAAGTAATGCCTCTATCTTGAGCTACCATGAAGTAGTCACTAGTTAGAGTATTAGCTACTGCTGCTGTTAGGATAATATCCCAAGTCATGCCCATTCTTGAAGCTGCAGTACCTGCTGCTGGGAATGGATCATAAGTAACTGCTGCATTAGTTAAAGTACCTGCTACCATTTGTGCGCTAGTTACACCGCCTGCAGTTCTAGTAGAGCAAGTTGCATAAAGTTGTCTGTTAATATAAAAATTAACAGCACTCGTTTTAACCTGACCATTAGCTACTGTAGCTGGTGAATTAATTAATTCAAAACCTAAAGTAATTTCAGTGTTTGAAACCATTGTTCCCAATGTTATTAAGTTTGCATCAGTAGGAGTAATTTGTAATTCAGCACCATTAGGTGATTTAATACAAGCTGTTAATTGAGCAGCTCCTGCTAAACTTTTAAAACCAACAAGGTTTGTAACTGCTGCACCAAAAGTACTACCTGCTGCCGCACCTTCTTCAGCCATTCCCCAAAAA